GGTCCACAATAATAATGTGAATCAAATTGTGAACTCTAATAACGCCAGCCATGGCTTGCTTGGCGTTGTACAAAATTTAACTGTCAATTATAATGTAGATAATCCCGAGCTAGGATCTTTCGAAGTGGCTAAGGGCACGATCATCCCCAAAGCTATTGAAATTAACTTTGATTTTAGTGTCATCCATGAGCACCATCTGGGTTGGGATAAAGAGGGCAATTTTTCAACGCCTTCGTTCCCCTATAATATTGATACTGGCGCAGCCATGGCTGAGGCTAAAGAGCATATGTTATTGTATGCCAAGGGGCAGGCCGCCGCAGCCGCTCTAGCAGCACGTAACGCCGAGAACAAACTCGAAGTTTTGCAAGCACAACAAGAAAAGCAGGACAATTGGCTCGCACGCTCATTGAATGCTACCAGTCGTGCCTTGGGCTCTAAACGCCCAGATCAGCGTGAAGCTCGTTGGAAGAAAGCGGAGAAGGATGCAAGGCGTGCCTCTCAACTCGCTCACAATAAGGCAGAAACACTTGCATCTTATGCGAATGATGGTCAGAACTCACCAGATTCAGCTGCTGATGTCGCTGCCCTTGAATTCATTGATTCATAAAGAGACTAAAAACAATGCCTAGATATTATTACGATAAAACTATTAACAACTCAAGCGAGTTCTATGAATTCTTGCGACTTAAACGTGGAGTAAAGAACATAGTTCAGTACGGAACACCTTTAACTCACATTCCACGTTTGCGAGAGCGCATGAGCCTGGATACAACCTCTTATATGTGGTCGTATGGCGATCGTTATTATAAGTTAGCTGATCAATATTATAACAACGTAAATTATTGGTGGGTTATTGCTTGGTATAACGGCCGACCGACTGAGGCAGATATTAACCCCGGGGATGTGATCGAGATACCTTTAAACCTTGAAAATGCATTGCGTGCCATTGGGGGAGCGTAATGAGCACCGTTGGCGTAGCTGTCACAGCAGCAGACACAGAAGCAGTTTTCCAGAAGTGCATGACGAACTGCGACAATACGTGGGCCGGCGCTTCCTCTGCCGAGAAAGAACAATGCAAAGCCGCTTGCAAAGCTGCTGTGGCTGATGAGTACCTATTCAGCGATGCAATAAGCGTTGAAGACAATCTTGCGCTCGGTACCGCCGCTGAGAGTATTTTAGTCAATAATATGGAGGCAAAAGATGCCGCCAACGAGAAATTAATAGGTACGGGCTATGGCACTCCTGGCGCCGGGTGCGCCGCAGAATATGTTATGATGGCGCAAAACTTAAGCAACGCCCTAGACGTAACCCTCGTTGCACTTAGCAATCTGGGGATGAATTCACTATCAGATCCAGGGTACTGGGTCGGCCCTGAAAGTCCTGTGGGCTCCAGCGGTCTCAACAAGCGCGCCTGGGGAAGTGTGGTGGCTGTCCCTGGCCAGCAGTCCGGTTACGCCAAGAACATGGCCGAGGGCGTACCAAAAAATCAGTTAACCGAATTGAATAATAACGGACTTACTGGCGACTTCATCGCCAAGCAAGGCTTTACAGGGGAATTCGGCGGCCATGGTGTAAATCTAGATTCCATCATTGATATACCAATGCATGATAATTTTGCTGTATGGCTCGGTCACAAAAATCATACGATCACCGGTGGCAGCCCAGGTGGGATAACAAACGGTACTCACCCCCACGGGTGGGAGAGCATTGTTGGGGCTTTTTTAAAACAGGTAAGTGCCGTGGTGGCCACTATGCCTACCGAAGAAAACATCCTCAAAGCTGGCCAAGATATTGACGCGACCGAAGGCGAAACTTCAGATTATGGTATTGTGACTGCCGGAATAATTGGTAGCTCTACCGCTGATAAAAACTCAGCTGAAGCCGGCGTCGATTTAGGATCTGCAGCAGGTATTTTAAAATTTGGTGCCCCAAAATACTGGCCCCCAAATAGCGCCGTCGCGAAAGCACGCTATGCTGCAACTGCCGGCCAAATCGGTGTTGCCGGCGCTGACAACGACATATACAGCACGCTTACCGACACATCATTTAGTTTAGAAAATTGGGCCCAGTTTGCTAACAGCGCACTTACTAGCTTGCAAGCCTCAACGATCGCGGATCAAGAAAAAGTTACAAGACTTAAGGCAGCTATCGATCCCTTAGTCGCAGTTGTGGGAGGATCAGCAGCAGACATGTCCGCTGCCGCCGGCTGTGTTTATGATGCAGACAAAGCGCTCGATAATACTATCGATGAGAATATGGAGAAGCTCGATGATTTGATGCCCGGCTTTTGGGGCACCAGCGGCGCCAAGAAAGCCGCGATGCGCGCCGCAATCGACGCTGCAAAAAAGCATCTTATTAATGCTGTGCAAAGTGGTTCTGGTACTTTTGCCGCGAAGCCCGAAAAACTTTTGTTCAAAGAGCAGTGTTTTTTATTAAGTTTTGTGGCACTTATTGCCGACTATAAAAAGAATTACTTGGATCACGGTGGCTCTAAGGATACCCCTCGTCACCCAGAAGGTCCGAAAAAGACTCTTCCATATTTAAATGGATCTAAAACAAACTCTTCCTTGCTTGTGGACGGAGATCCTTATGGTTTCCTTAATAAGTTGGTAGCGAGTCCTTATGCACAGCGCTTGATGAATATTGAAAACTGGGAACTATCTAGCATTCAACCCAAAATACGATTGTTTAAGGTTATATATGATGATAATGGCAACGAGAAAGAAGTTGAAATTTCTTTTGATTCTCATTTTTCAAATCAAGAAATGAACTTATTTAAGGATAGAAACACCCGCGGCGCCGGCGTCGGCCTTAAGTATTTTAACTTTACTTACGACGGTAGCAATCCTTTCGCGGCAAAGAAAAGCATTAAAGCAAAAATAAATTTATTTGCCAATAGTTTTCAAGAACTGCTTCGAACGCGCCAGGGTGATGTTGTTGAGACAAACTCCACCGAAGGTTTAGCTACTTTAAATCGCACCGGCACCGAGAATTATAAGTATATTGAGTTGGCGCTGAAAACCGGCAAGCCAACACCAAACTCAGGGCAATGCAAGCCCAATCAAGATTTCTTGGATATGGTGGAACAAAACGAAGAGTTAGCTAAATTAAACTTTCGACTTAAGGCCGTGGTAGGTCTAAGCGCTCCCACTGGCTTAAGCGGCCTTAAAACTTCAGATGCAATTTTAGTACAAGAAGCTTTAAACGATTCTTTTATTACTCTTAATCTTACTCCGACTATTCATGAGTTTGATTTCGATGAACAAGGAAGGGTTAATTTTACGGTTAATTATTTAGCTTATGTGGAGGACTTTTTTGATCAGAAAGGCTTTAATATCTTTGCCGACCCATCTGGAGAAGTAGGATTTAGGAGCATTAAGCGCCAACTTCAAATGAAGACTTATCAACGGGATTGTGGAGGCACGACCAAAGAACAGACACCGCCAACACCTCCTGCCGATGGTGATCCTCCGGCTCCGGCTCCACCATCCCCGGCAGATCAGCTAGCCGAGATTAAAAAGAAGTTTGCATTAGAAATAGAATCCGATCAATTGAGATCCGTGAGTGCTTTGTTAGATAGCATGGCATGCCGCGGCGATATTTATTATGTAAACGTTCCTTATGAGAGTGTGAAAAGGTTTATCCAACGCGGCCCCTTTGAAGACTATGCACAGTACACCAAGCAATTTAAGGCTGGGGATTTTATTAAAGATAACGCTGCGCAGTCGATAAAATTTGCACAGGACATTGGGAATGCGTTGCAAACAGTAGAGAACTCGCGAGCACAACATGCTCAAGCGGGCGCTGATCCGGCCTCGGGCCACAACCCCACACAGCAGAGCAAAAACCAAATAGCTGCCGCCTTAGCAGCGGTCAACCCAGATACTAACACACTATCCTTCTTTTACGTGAGCACCCTGATCGATACAATTTTACATAATATCGAATCTGAACTCAAAACCCTACCTGAGAAGTTGTCTCAAGCGCTCCCAAAAGCAACTGGACTTCCGGGCGCCAATCCCATTGAAGACACGACTAACTGTGATATAAAACAAAAAATACACGAAATGAAGTAGTATAAGAAGAATTTCGCTCGCTTCCGAATTTTAATGGGACCGGTAGAGGTAGTACATCAGCGCCCAGACGAAGGGATGATGAGCACTTTTGTAAACTTTGGCGATATTCCCGTCTCAGTAAAGTATTTTGTGGAATGGTTGGCTACAAAAGTGCTTCAACGCAACGAAGTGCATTATCCTCTAACTAAATTTTTAAATGATTTCTTTAACAATCTAATTCGAGAGTTTTTAAATAACGATAGCTGTTTTGTCTACAACATAGCTCAAAAGGTGCGTGTCAATCAGGCAGTGGTAACAGCATACAACGGGCTGGGTGATCCCGACGTAGACAGTATCTCAGCGAATATAATAACGAAGCGAGGAAGCAAGGCCCGACGAATAAGCACAGCAGACTTCAAAATGCCCCAGCTTTGTGCCGGTGAAGGATACGTGTCGCCACGTGATAGCGATTTGCCTATTTTAAATATTGCAGGCCCACGTGGAAGTGCGGACACTTATGCGCCACTATCCTCAGAGATGAATTATTTTGTATTCTTTGCGGGCCGAACGATGCCAACTGAACGACAGAAAGGAATTCGATGCGAGGATTCAAGTCGAGGCATACACCACTATTTGCTGGGAAGAGACAAGGGCCTCATTAAGAACATAAAACTAAGCAAGACAGATAGCCCGGGCTTAGCAGAGGTCCGATTTGAACAAGATGGGTATGACGGCTTGCGCCAACTGCGAGTAGTCTATGATGTGCAAATCGATTCATTTGCCAGCGTACAAACCTTTCCAGGCACCTACATATATGTTGATCCGCGAGGATTTGATCCGTCTGTCCACGTAGACAATGACGGGTTTGATCTGACAGATATGGGAATTGGAGGATATTGCATGATTGTGCGTTCCGAACATGAGTTCGGCGAAGGGTACGCAAACAGCACCATTCACGCTAAGTGGGTTGCTTCAGTGGATTCCACTAACAACCCCAACAACAACGGTGTCAAAAGTGATTCGATCCAGTCGTCACCTGGCAAATGTGGCATATATGCCCGTCGTCAGGGAGTTAATGCTAGCACCCCACGGGAGTAAGTGATAAATTATGTCAGACATTTATACTAAAGATAACAGCGAAACCTCCTTGGAGCTTTTTAATAAGCGTACAATATATCGTAATCAGCTGCGCGTTGACAACCCAGGTAATGTGGTAGATTTTTTTGAAGGAGAGAAGATATTATATGGCCGGATATCTCCTCGCTTCGAGCCTGTTGCAGTAGATCAAAGCAACTTGGCGTCTACCCGAGGAAGCGAACCACAGTCACCGGTTATGGCAGTTAATTTTGTTGCTGCAGTATTTGAGCAAATGGTCCTTCAGTTTCAAAAAAGCATGGCTTCGGGACAAATTACCACAACAGATCCATATCTTTCTCAACTGAAGGCTTATAAAGCGTATGTCAACCCGCGCACAGTTTATACCACCTACACAGATGCGTACTACGATGCAATTGTCAAGAATTTCCGCATTTTAGATATTAAGGTAAAAGACTTCGATCACTTCATTGAACATCTGATGCCTATTATAAAGGTTGCATTACCGCGGAAGCCACTAACTTTTCCTGGTTTTATAAAGAGCACCGATTGTTCTACTCTCTCGACTGGTTTGGCGATAGAAGTAGCTGACTTAAGATATTCGGATGACGAAGAGAAGGTCAGCGCTTTCATCGAAAGTAAAAACTGGCCATTCTTTGTTAACGCTTGCAATTCATATGGATTTATGATAGACTATAATGTACCTTGGAGAATAGTGGCAGATTTAAAATCAGATATTATGAAACAAATAGCCGCGCGTTATGGCTACCAATCATTTGTGGCCAGCGGATTCAACAGCGCATGCGTAATATATTTGCGCAGTTTTATTTATGAACTAAAAACGCTATATGACAGAGTGAGGCTGCCACAGTTTATTGAAATTGAAGAATGCATGGATGGTACCCTGATAGAGAGGGTGGTAGTACCCAAACAATATTCTCAAGATCAGCTAAATTATAATTATAATCTTTCTTATTTTCTAAAAATATATTTGCAAATGAGAATAGAAGAAGAACAACCCGAATTGCCCCCAGAAGAAAAGGCACATATTATTCGTGAATATATTAATGTGACGAAGGCAACACGCTCCCTTAAAGCGGTTGCGCACGGATTTGAAAGTATAATAAATAAAACATTTGACAAACGAGGCTCAGCAAGTTATATTGATAAACAGTTCAAAGCCCAAGCAGAAGCCGGCTTTAATCAAGGCACCCTTGACAACCTATTAATGAGCGACTTGTACACAGCAGATGATTTTTCAAACTATTGACGATAAAACTGAATGCATCGGAGTTTATACCAACGGCGCATTACATTTTGAAGACCATCCCGCCAATCTGACAAAAACGTGGAGATATAGCGGGTCGATTAAAGACGAGGGTGTACAGTACGCTTGGATCCGAGCTTTGGGTAACGATTTGATAACGTGCTGCCCACCAGATCTGCGTCCTGAGTTGGAAGTTGCCCAAAAGAAAATGCGCGCCTATGTGAAGTCGTTTAAGATCGCCAAAGTCAATCTGAACGAACACTGTATTTTTGATCTTATACCACATGATTTTCTGATGCGGTTCTGCGAGGTTAAGAACAAGATCACCGCTCACGTTTTCGAAGAATACGCAGAACCACCTAATTACCAACACCTGTCAGACGTCCAGAAACTCCTGCACAAAATTAGATATCAGAAACTGAATTTAAATATGGAGAATAACCGAAGTCTTCTCTGTTCGACACGAGATCGTAAAAAAATACAGTCCCTTATTTCTAACTATCGCTACGTGGATTATAATTTATTTGGTACTGTAACAGGAAGACTTACAACTCGACCCGATTCTTTTCCCATATTAACTTTGAAGAAGGAATTAAGATCTATACTAAAGCCTACCAACAGCCTCTTTATTAGTCTAGATTATAATGGAGCCGAAGTGCGGACCTTATTGGAACTTTGCGGAGAGGCACAACCCCAAGAGGACATCCACACTTGGAACGCCAAACATTTATTTGAACAGGACATCACACGAGAAGAATGTAAAGTCCGCTTTTTCGCATGGTTATACGATCCCACCTCTACCGATATAACAACTTCTCACTATGATAAAGAAAAAGTGCTTGACAAGTGGTACGATAACGGTTATATTACTACTCCATACCAACGAAAAATTGAAGTTGAGGAGAGAAAAGCATTGAACTACCTTATCCAAAGCACCACTGCAGATCGCGTTTTATCGAAGGCTGTTGAGATTGATCGGATGCTTGAAGGCCGGCCCTCCTTTATCTCTCATATCGTACATGACGAAATAGTCATAGATTATGATGATGAGGACCGGGATATTATAGTAGACATCAAAAAAATCTTTGAAGATGGGTACATGGCGAACATTCAAGGCGGTAAAGATTATTATAATCTAAAAGAGATAGAAATATGATCTCAATTATTGGGCTTGGTAATGCTGCCAGCGCAATTGTGGAAAAGTTTAAAGACACTCCTCAATATAGCGTATACACTTTGAACGACAAAGTTGGTCGCACCTCAAAACGCAAGTTTAAGCTAAAAGCTTATGAGAATCCCGAAGAGTACGAGCAGAACATACCGAACGTCAGCAAGTTCTTTTCAGATGTAAGCGACAGAATACAGTTCTTCGTTGTAGGGGGTTCCTATAGTTCTAATTACTCATTAGGAATTCTTGAGCAACTGAGCGACAAAACAATTGACGTTATCTATATTAAGCCCGACACGGAACTTCTGACGGGATACCCGGTGCTAATAGAGAATACGGTTTTTGGTGTTTTACAAGAATACGCACGCTCCGGAGTTTTCAATTCCATGACCATAATCTCTAATTTAGAATTGGAGCGCGGCCTCGGCGAGTTGCCCATTAAATCTTATTATGAATCCCTCAATCAATTTATCTTTTCCGCAATTCATCACGTAAATTATTTTACTCACGCAGAACCAGAGATTGGTCAGGTATCACGCCCAGCGGAAATCAACCGCATTAGAAGCCTTGCTGGAATTAATTTAGCAAATCTTGAAGAAAAGTGGTTCTTTGAGCTTGACAGCCCGCGTGAACTGTGTTATTATTTAGCTATAAAGACAGAGAGATTAGAAAACGAAGGAGGATTGCACAAGCGTCTTGTGGATATGTTGAAGGATAAACCCCGAAATGCATTTCGCAAGATATCATACGCAATCTACGAAACACCTTATAACGACTTTGGGTTCTGCGTTGCCCACACTAACGTAGTACAAAACAACCAAAAGACTCTTGACAAGCTAGATCAAGAGTGACACAATAGATATCAAGGAACGCTTGATATACTTTAATAACCATTAAAAAGGAGAAAAAAATGGGAATTGATATGGAACTAATGCGACGAAAGCTCGCCACCCTTCGCGGAGAAGGAACTAAGGATTCAAACTCACCCTGGTTTAAGCCAGATGAGGGAGATACCGACATTCGGATCGTGCCGACAAACGACGGCGATCCACTTAAGGAAATGTTCTTCCACTATAACGTGGGCGATCATAAGGGAGGCATTATGTGTCCGAAGCGAAACTTCGGTGATGAATGCCCAATTTGCGAATTCGCTTCCAAGCTTTGGCGCGAGGGAGTTGATAATCACGACGAGGAAAGCAAGAAGCTTGCAAAGAGTCTCTTTGTACGCACCCGTTACTTCTCACCAGTCGTGGTAAGAGGTCGAGAAGACGAAGGAGTGAAGGTTTATGGCTACGGTAAGCAGGCCTACGAACTTCTTCTTGGGTACATCCTCGATCCCGAATACGGAGATGTCACAGATTCCTTGGAGGGAACCGACATCACCCTGACTTACACTAAGCCTAATAAGCCTGGTGCATACCCACAGACGAGCCTCAAGATGCGTCGAAACACATCCACCTTGCTTGAAGACAAGGAAGCTATCCCCGCCCTCCTCGATGGTATTCCTGATTTTGATGGTCTCTTTGATCGTCTTACGCCTCAGCAAGTCGATGCTATCTTGGACGAACAGCTCTCAGGAGATTCTTCTGCTGAAAGTCGTTCCCATTCAACAGCCAAATACGGTCCCGCCAACGGTAAGAGCAGTGTAGACCGAGCATTTGATGAATTGATGTCCGGCTAAGTAAATAGGTTCGTCTGTAACCGATGGCAGAGCGGGACTAAAATACTCTGCCATATTTTTAACATAAAGGAGAAAAGATGTTAGATAAATTGAAGGGACTATGGTCTCAATGGAAAGTACAGGTTAGCGTAGTAGGGGGAATTTTAGTTCTTTCTAGCGTCTACGGTACGTGTTCTTACGAGCCCGCCACTGTGTCAGAAGCAGAGGTAGTCCCAGCGGCGTCAACAACGGCGCCAACAACCACAACATCGGTTGAGGTTTCTACGACGGTTGATAACGAAACAACTGAGAACGGCGGTACCAGCACGGATACCACCAATGAAACCACCACCACCAACACTACCAACGAGTAGTAAAAGAGCCGCTGGCAGACCGGTAAAAAGTCTGCCGCCTTTAAAATATTGAAAATATCGAATTGCCGAATTTTTTTCCCGGCAATTTTTTGAGATTTGAATAACCGCAGGCTAGCTCTGCAATAATCCCGGCCAAGCGCCGGAAAGAGAGAAGAAGATGAACAAAATTCAGTTCATTCTAGAAACAACAAAAGATCCCTTCTGGGAATCTAATAATGTAAGGACCATTTCGGTGGACTTTATTGAAGGTAGTGAACAATCGCTATCACAGGTACGACAAGGCGGAATCGACAATTCCCACCTTTCAGAATTGCAGGATAGCATTATCTTGCGCGGCCAAGAGGTTCCAATTACGGTTGAGGATACTGGACTGAAGAACGATCTGGGTCAAACGGTCTATAAGCTGATTGATGGCGGCCACCGTTTCCTGGCAATCGCAAAATTGCGCAAGAACAATAAGCATGATTTGCGTTGGTCGGTTATCCGAGCATACGTCACTCAATTTCAAGATGATTTTGAGAGAGTACAATATCAACATAAGGCCAATGATCACACATTACCGGCCAAGAACAACTCAAACGATGACGCTGTTCTTTGGTTAAATGACCTTGTGCATTCGGGCTTTGCGGGAGCGCCCCCCAACCTACAGGAGCTACTCAACAGTACTGCCCGAAACAAAACGGATCCGGACAAGTACGAGAACGATCTGAGAGATGCCTTATCGTTTCAGTTCCCAAATATGGGAAATCGACGTCGCAACAACATCGTTCGGAATTTTATGAAAAAGATCCCGGGCAAATTCCGAACATGGGATGGTGATCGCGTAAGAGCGTCATTATTGAGACATGTCGTGAATACGGAGAATACTACACTTCCCGAGAAGTATACGTTTGCTCTAGTTCGTGAAGTAAACCATGTGTTCCACAGTGCAGCAGGCAATTGTCTGTCAGCTACCTCAAACAGCAAGGACAAGGATCGGGACATTGTTGCGATTGTTTGGACCAATAAAACAAGCGGCCGCAAGTCTAGCGACATTGATAACGACCGGGTTGAATCAATCCGAAAGATCAATGAGCTTAACTCGCACAATCGTCTTGGACGAGGCAAGAAGCTTATTAACCGAGTGTTTATTGCTCCGCAAAAACTGGATGATAACGAAGAAACTGGGTTTTACGAAGTCGAGTTAGCCGGAAACAACCGGTTCAGCTTGTCGATGCCAACTGCTGGGTGGGACACTACAGTTCTTGCCGATGAACAAGAGTTGGCAGCAAAGTAATAACTAAAAAGCCGCTGGCAGGCCGGTGTAAAGTCTGCCGCCTTTTTACCAACATAGGCTAGGAGAAACATGTTTACAAACCTATTATTATCACTGTGTCTTATGGGCACGGCAAACGCTACCGACTTGAGCGCTAGCGAGACGTCTTATTCAGGCGCATCTATCTTAGAAGGAGACTGGGACGTATCGTTTGAAACCGCTACCGACATCGCTGGCAGTGAGGACCGATTTCCATACGCCTTTTTTGAAGGGAATACACTTTACGTTGGGAACTCGGATGTTTATGATAACACCATTGATGCCATTGTGGAATTTTTCTGGTTCCAATCGTCGATTGATAGGGGTACAGATTTTTATGTTGCCGTCATCAAAACACGGGTTACACCGGG